GAAACAACAGAAATACAAGTATCAAATCCAATTCTTGTTGGAAGTGCTCCAAGTACAAACAATGGAACCGGAGTAATAAAATCCCCATCTGGAGTTGGTGGAGGAACTCCAATTTTAAGTGGTGGAGTAAATAGTGATTTAAAAGAAAACCCGAAAATGTTACAATTATAAAAATATGGAAGATTTTAGAAGAATGATAATTAAGGTTTCAGATGTTGAAGGAGCGTCTGCAACAATACCAGTAAGCAATGACCATACAGATGGAAGTTGGTTAATTACCGATATTTACGAGGGAGAATTATTCCTTAATCTTATAGATAATATCCTACAAACAAGAACAGATGCTGGAATTATAAACCTAAATGCTTCTTCTTCTTCGGATGCTGATAGAGTTGTTCAAGATGTGAGATATGACGAGGGCGTTGAGAAAGGAGAACCGTTAAGAATTACTGGATATAATGTAGGTAGTGGAATTATTACGGTTGAAAAAGCTGATGCTTCTGCAAATGCTGAAATGCCTTCTTATGGTTTAGCAATGGCTAATTACTCAAGTGGTGCAACTGGTCAAATGATAACGGTAGGTACTTTGACTGATGTTAATACAAGTGCCTTTTCTGAGGGAGATACGGTTTATGTTGCAGTAGGTGGAGGATTGACAAATGTAAAACCAGTTGAACCTAACTTAATTCAAAACGTGGGATTTGTTGCAAGGTCAAACGCTAATACCGGAAGCATTGAAGTTGTAGCAATAGGTAGAGCAAATGATGTTCCTAACTTACCTTTAGGTCATACGTTTATAGGAACTTCAACCAATCCGACAACAATAGATTTAACTGCTGAATTAAACGACAAACAAGAGGAATTGTTAAGTGGTGTAAACATTAAAACAGTTGGAGGAACAAGTATTTTAGGAAGTGGAGATATTCCGTTAGATAATGATTTTACAAGTTTAAACGATACGCCAGAGGATTATGCTGGAAGTGGTGGGTTTGCAGTACAAGTAAATGCTGGAGAAACTGGATTAGAATTTGTTGCTTCTGGTGGTGGTGGTGGTGGTGGTAGTCAAGTAATGACTTTTAATTTTGAAGGCAGTCATTCCAGTAACGGTTCTACAACTTATTATTCTTTCAGGTCTAAAGCAGATGGCACATTGTATAATGTAGGTAATATCTATTCTCTATCTACTTATGGAAATTACAGAACAAGTATTATAATTCCAAAAGATTGTTTTGTTAAAAGCATTTATATGGTAAACGTCAATAGTAATAGTAGAAGTGCAACAGAAACAAATCTTAGATTATATAAAAATGGGACTGAAGAGTATACTGGAACAAGAATACAATGGACTGAAGATAATCCCACATATTATGGGGAGTGGCAAACAACAGAACTTACATCTTCAGATAATTCATTTTCTGAAGGAGATATAATAGATATCGCTTTTAACTCAGATGGGACTTGGGGTGGTACTGTTTGTATGATTACTTTTGAAACAATTTAAAAAAAATATTATGAATACATATAAATGGGATTGTAAATATGTAGAAGTTTATACTTCGTACACAGACGAAAAAGGAATTACAGAACCTTTGGTTATTTTTAAAGTAAATTGGAAATTGATTGTTTCTGATGGATTAGGAAATGGAGCAACAACTGAGGGTTTACAAACATTAAACATAGATAACTTAAGTAATTTTCAAGGTTTTGATACTATAACAAATGCTCAAGTTACAGAATGGGTTAAAACTTCAATGGGAGTAAGTCAAGTTGAAATGGAAAAATTGTCAGCTGATAATCTTCTTCAATCTATAATTAATCCAGTTACTCAAATTTTAACTTTGAACAACTAAAAAAATAAAACAAAATGGCAGAAGTTGTAGCAATAAGTTTAGAAGTAGATGCGGGGCAAAGCGTTCAGAGTGTTAAGAAGTTGGAGGATGCTATTAAGGATGTTCAAAAAACTACGAATTCAAGTAATGTAGAGGAGAAATTCAACTCACTTAACCAAGCTATTGACAAAGGAGAGGGAAGTGTTGAGGATTTAAGGAAAGCAATTAAATCTTATCAAACTATTGCGTTATCTGCTGGTAGAACTTCTCCAATAGGTCAAGAAGCATTAAAGCGTTCAGCAGATTTAAAGGATAAACTAACAGATTTAGATAATGAAGTAAATAGACTTTCTCAAGATGGAAAGAACTTACAAGGTGCTATGCAAATTGGTGGTGGTGTTGTTGCAGGTTATCAAGCGTTTACTGGTGTAACTGCCTTGCTCGGAGTAGAGAATGAGGAGTTGATGAAAACAATGGTTAAGCTACAAGCATCTATGTCTTTGCTTCAAGCCATTGAGCAGATAAGACTTGCTACCGAGAAAGAATCTCAAGCAATGCAGACAATTAGGGAAACAAAAACAAAAGTATTAACTGCTTTAAATTGGCTTTATACTGCTTCTATTGGTGCGACTACTGGAGCAATGAAGTTACTTAGACTTGCATTAATTGCTACTGGTCTTGGTGCTTTGGTTGTTTTAATAGGAGTTATAATTGCTAAGTGGGATGACTGGAAAGATTCAATAATGAAAATTATTAATGTTGCTTTTGCTCCATTTATAAAGGTTCTTCAATATTTAGGAGTAATTGAAAGTGATTTAGAAAAACAAAGAAGAGAGGATGCAGAGAACCAAGTAAAAAGGTTGGAAGAGCAAAGCACAATGCTTGACGAAGTAATGTCAAAAACAACTGATAGATTAAATCACGAAATTCAAATGGCAAAAGCCAGAGGAGAAAATACAAGAAAGTTAGAACGTGAATTATTAGAAGCTGAAGCAATCGGAGCTGAAAAAAGGTTAATGATTGCAATAAAATTGGCTACTGCAAAAATGAGGTTAGATAAGGATTTAACCGAAGAGCAGAAGAAAGAAATGATGGAGAAAGTTATTGCAGATGAAAAGGCTTTCTCAGATAGCATAAAGGCTTTACAAGTTTTTGATGCTCAAACGGAAACAATCAATAAGAATGCACAAGCCAAAAAAAACAAAGATGCAAGTGCAAGAAGTAAAACTGCAAAAGATAAAAAGGAAAAGGAACAAGCAGAAGAATTAAGGTTAATTCAAGAAGCACTTGAAAAAGAATTAAGTTTAATCAATGAGTTAGAAGAAGCAGTTATCCAATCAATGCAAGACGAAGATGCTAAGAAAATTGCTCTTTTAAAATTACAACAAGAAAGAGAATTAGAAGCAGTAAGAGAAAAGTATGGAGCAGACACAGAATTAGAAGCACAACTTTTAAGAAATCAAAATGAAGCATTAAGAAAAGTTAAGGAAGAAATTAGACTTGCAAACGAAGAGGAGGATAAGAATGCAACAAACTTTTTTGATGAGCAGAAAAAAGGAAAAAAAGTTATTGAGATAGAAGAAATAAAACTTTCTGCAAATGATGAGATAGCAATATTAAAAGAAAAGTTAAAACAAGGTTTAATCTCGGAACAAGAATATGCTGATGGAATTGCTAAAATTGAGAAACAAAAAGAAGATGTAAGAAATGCTGGTTTTAAAACTGCTGAATCTATTGTAGGTTCTTTAGGCTCTTTAATGGAGGGGAACGAAAAAGCACAGAAAGGAGTTTTAGCAGTACAGAAAGCAATGACTTTAGCACAAATTGGAATTGATACTGCAAAAGCAATTTCATCTTTAACTGCTATGTCAGCTGGTAACCCAGCAAACGCAGTAACTGGAGGAGGTGCTGGAATTATACAATATGCTACTGGGATTGCTCAAATACTTTCAAACGTGGCACAAGCTAAAAAGCTATTAAGTGGTTCTGGAAGTGGGAGTGTAAGTGCTGGAGGTGGGAGCAGAGTTACTCCTCCAAGTTTTAACAATCAAACAAACACACAAACTGGAAACTCTGGTGGAGGTGGTGGAAATGGAACTGCTACTGGATATATTCCAACAACAAAAGTAGTGTTAGTTGAAAGTGAATTAGAAGCTATGCAAGGTAGAGTAAAACAAGTGCAACAAATTGCAACAATTTAAGCTACAAATACAAATTTAATTTAGTCTTATAGATATGTTACCAATTTACAAAATGATACTTACTGAAGAAACTGAGGGAATGGATTTCATTGCTTTGGTAGATTCTCCTGCACATATGAAATCTTTTGAGTATTTCAATGGTAAAAGTGAGCAAGTTAAATACCATTTTAACGAAGAAAAAAGAGTTGTAACTGGAGTAGCTATTGCAGTTGATTTGCCTATTTACAGAAGAGATGAGCAACTTGGAGAACACTATGTTGTATTCTCAAAGAAAGATACATACGAGATTGCTCAGAAGATGTTTAAAGGTGGTTACCTTAATAACGTAAACGAGATGCACGATTCAAATAAGAAAATTGAAGATATGTATTTATTTGAGTCTTATTTTGTAGATAGCACAAGAGGTATAAAAGCACCAAGCAAATTTGATTCACAGAATTTAAAAGATGGTTCTTGGATTGTTTCATATAAGGTAGACAATGAAAAGGCTTGGAATGATATTAAAAAAGGTAAACACATTGGCTTCTCTATTGAGGGCTGGTTTGATAAAAAAATAATAAAAACAAAACAAACACAAATGAAGAAAGAAAGTAAATCTTTATTTTCACTTGTATTCGGAAAAGAAAAATTTGAAACTGCAACTACGGTTGAAGGAGTAGAAGTTGCTTGGACTGGTGCATTGGAAGTAGGAACAGAATTGAGAGTTGTAACTGAAGAGGGAGAAATCCTTGCTCCAGAGGGAATGCACTCAATAGAAATGGAAGAAGCTACAATGATGTTAACCGTAGATGGTAACGGAATTGTAACTGCTATTGAAGAAATGCCAGTTGAAGAAGTACCAGCAGAAGAAGTACCTGAAGCAGTATCTCCAGAAGCAGTTGCAGAAGTAATTGAAGAATTACAAGCTACATTCTCAAAAGAAATTGAAACTCTAAAAGCTACTAACGAAGTATTCGCAAAACAAATCGAAACTTTAGTTGGAGAATTAGACAAAGAAAATAAAAGAAAGTTTAACACAACTCCAAAGTCAAAAAAAACTTGGAGAGAATTTACAAAATAAGATGAAAAATATTAAAGAAAGAATAAAAGACAAATTCGCTTACGACGTGAGTGATTTACCAGCATACGTTGATGCACAATCAGCTGATATCTATGCAGATTTATTGTATGGAGCTGGGTTAACTTCAAGAATAAACGTACTTGAATCAGTTAAAGGAAGTCAAACAATTAAATTGTTGAACTCAAATATGGCTCTTCAGTCTGGAGATGCTTGTTCTACAACTGAAAATGGAACAATCGTATTTGATGGAAAAGATATTGCTACAAAGAGATTAATGGTAAACACTTCATTGTGTAACGATTCTTTGGAAGATACTTGGGCACAATTATTATTATCTATCGGAGCAAACAGACAAGATAGAGATTTACCTTTGCAAGATGTTTTAACTGCTTATATCGTTAAGCAAACAAAAGCAAAAAACCAAGATTTAATGTTTAAAGGAGATACTACTTCAGCAACTCCAGATTTAGCTCACTATGATGGTTTTATTAAGGCTTGGGGTGCTGATGCTAACTTGGTAGAAGTAACAACTACTGAAACTGCTATTGACTCAACAAACGGATATGATTTAGCTAAGAAAGTTTATGATGCTATTCCTTCAGTATTGTTTGACAATGGTTCGAGAGTGGAAATCATTACTGGTAGAGCAGAAGCAAACGCTATCCTTTCTCAAATTTACAATGACAAAGATTACGCTTCTACAATTGCAGTAACTGAAGAGGGTTCTGAAATGAGTTTTGTACTTCCAACAACAAATATCGTTGTTAGAACTTATCCTCAACTAAATGGTTTAGGGAAGATGTTTGCAGTACCTTACGACTATATGTTCTTTGGAACTGATTTAGAATCTGATTTAGATGGGCTTACGGTTAAATACCTTGAAGAGTCTGAAAAAATCAGAGTAAGAAACTTATTCAGAAGTGGTGTACAATATGTATATTCTGAGTATTTCGTTAAATTAACTTTAGCTTAATAGCTAACTAAAAAAAAATAAACTTATGAGTTGTGAATTATCAGCTGGGTTTACTAAAACGGCTTGTGCTTCCTTTGGAGGTACAAAGTCGGTTATAGTGTACAACACAGAAAACCAAACTGCAATAACAATTGCAAATAATGTAGTAACTGCTTTAACTGTTACTGCTGGAAAAGCCTTTAGGATTTCTCCTGATATGGCTTCTATTGATTTCACAGAAACTCCTACACGTTCAAGAGAGAACAATTCAATTTTCTTCGCTTCTACTTGTGCTATTACGTTAAAAGACGATAGTCAAGCTACAAGAGATTTAGTTGATGCAATTTCTAAAGGATTTATTACCGTTATCCAAGAAAAAGAAAACGGAAGT